TCAGCAAGTTCGGTACCAGGTGCACCGACGATTATATGCTCCCCAAAACCAGACATTTTAACCGAAAATCCATACCCGTTAAATTTGTTATAGAGTGTTATATATGAAGTAGTACTAGTAGGAACTCGATTAACAATATTCGTCCCCGAATTTGAATGTACTTGCGTGAATTGACCATTTGTCTGTCGTTCATACACGTATATAGTATTTACGTCCGGTGCACCGACAACGAACCGATCTGATTTATCACCCGCTATAGAAACGCAGTGTCCAAATGAACTGTGAGATGTACTAATTGTCTGTGTGAGAGTAAATTGACCATTACTACCGACATCGTATACGTATACACGGCGAATTTTCGGTGCACCTACTATGATCCGTGTTCCGTCATAATCCATCGAAACGGATTCACCGAACCAACCGGAAGCGGCTGGTCCATCTATCTGCTGAAGAGATGTCCACGTAGTCGAACTTTCGCTCCAATCGTAGATTTGTATATATCCACGGTCGTTATCCCATTCGGGACCACCAGCCACGAGGCGTGTACCATTAAAGTCTGTATCAAGGCTTCTACCGAAATGTGAGTTCACATCTCTACCAGTGATGCTACCAAAATGCTGGTCTCCCGGTGTGAATTCGTCTGGATTCCACGAATCGACCCCATCTACACTACCATTACCACTTTGTGCGTGATACCCCCAAGTCTGATTGGGACTAGTAATATACCCCCCTGACGGAACTGTCGTCATCTATTATGACGACATATAATTATTAAATGATGGTACCGCGTCGAGGCCTTTCTGCTCGTATATCAATATTCTTTACGGTAAAGAAGTTTGCTCGAACTTCATAAGATTCAACCAAATCAATCGCACGCAATTTACGAGAAACGTATACATCTCCGGTAACGGTAAGCTTATCATCCGCTGTATCATTAACCGCGACATTCGCCCCCACCTGTAGTGTTTGTGTAGTCAAAGCTTCTGCATTCGAAATACCGACAGGTCCATCAGTATAATAGGCTTTCGTACCGTCGGTTAAAAAAGCACCACCACCGAATGGGTTTCCACCTTGTGTGAGGTTACCTGTAAAATTAACGTCCCCCGTAACATCCAACGTGTACCCAGGTGTAGTAGATGCTCCGATACCAACCCTAACAAACGTAGCATCCCCAGTGAACGCTGGTGCGTTTGAAAGAACGACACTCCCCGTTCCCGTACTCGTAGCGACACCAGTCCCGCCACGGGCGACTGGAAGTATACCAGTCGTGATCTTACTTGTATCTAAATTAGCGAGTGTCGTTACTAACGTAGAATTTTGATTTCCGTTAATACCAATGTTACCGGTAACCGCACCAGTTAAAAATAAACCTGCCGTGTTTTGCCAACGAGTCGAACTCTGTGCGTTCCCCTGTAAAGACCCTATAAATGTACTGGCTCTCACGGGTCCTCCGAAAACGTCGAGGGCTACCGCTGGGGTAAATGTCCCGATCCCAACCCTGTTATTGATAGAATCGACAAAAAGAGTATTCGTATCGACCGCAACATTACCACTTGAATAAGAAATATCATTCCCAGAAGTTACCCACGGTGAAGTTCCACTACCACCACCACCACTAAAAGGGGACCCATTTTGTGTGATAGTTTGAAAATCGATGTTCCCTGCGATTGTCACGTCTGTAGAAACGTATGCGTTCCCGACAACGTGTAAATTGGATGTCGGTCCATTGACATCGACACCAATTCCCAAACTGGATATGACATTATCCAATACTATGTTTGACGAGGCACCGACGAACGTAGTTTTATTCGCCCCTCGAAAGTTTAGGATACCATTCGCAGCCATGTCTACTATGTATAAGGTTTTTTCTTACAAAGTGGGAGGCACTTTGGAGGAAATGTTTATTAAGGAGGGGTCGGCCAATCGACGTTCAGTACATTTCCATCTTCATCTAAAGTTGGACGAGATGTAATTGGAAGATCCCTAAGAGCCTGACGATACTTCTCCCAATCTTGGATATCTTTTTCGAGTCTGTGGGGGTAATCGCGAGTCATGTATTTATCACTCTTATCGAGTAAAGCGTCTCGTTGCTCTCGCATTTTTGTAATAGCTTCGGTGTGTGTCATCTGATAGAGTGTCAATTCATACATCTCATCGGTCGGTTTGTAAAAGTTTCCATCGTTAAACACGACACTTTCCCATGTACCGTTAGACGTATACGGTACACCTGGACACATGACTTCCAATACTTGGGTGAGCATTTAGTATATAGTAAGATTTTATGGAAGTAATTCGACGTAAACATTACCATTCGACAAACCATGAATACCCAAGAAAGACCGATTAGTCGCATTCGTAGTGATATACGATGTACCACCTCTTGCCGTGTCACTACCTGTAGAATCGTATCGAAGAGCTGCGCGTCCACCCTTCGCACCCGCTCCTCCACCGGCCGAGTCTCCGGATTCGGACCCACCACCACCGAAACCTCCGTGTGTCGTTCCTGTACCACCCATGGCGCCACCCGCTGGTCGCACACCACCCCGTGCACCTGAAGGATCACCATCTGCAGTCCAACCAGCTCCACCACCGTTACCGTTCCAGTGACTTGTACCACCCCCACCTGGCAAACCCTGAGACGATGCATCTGCATGACCCGCAGTTCCGGAGTTATAATGTCGGGGTCCAGCACCACCACCACCACCCGCGATCATATACACGTCGCTGGTATTCGTATATCCACCCCCAGGTTTAAGAACCCATGTCGCACCACCACCGCTACCGGATCTATAATTACCCGTTGATTGAGGTGGAGTTTGTCCTACGATAAAGACGACCTGTGTATTAATAGTCAATGCAATATCGGCACGCACCGCTCCACCACTACCAGGTGTGTTATTATACGACCCTATAGACGACGATTCCTCACCCCCTCTCGCACCCCTCGCGGTTATTCGATACGTCCCAGTTTTGGGAACCGTCCACAATTGGAACCCGCGTGTTGCGATATTGAAAAGGTTTGTATCATTCCATGGACTTATATTACCATAAGTGGCTAAAGCGTCACTGAGCTGAGGACCATACCTTGAATCGCCGTTACAAGATGTAAACGTGTGTGAAGTAAATGAATAGAGTTCAGGAGGGTCAGCTATACTAAGATCTAACCATGAATATAATCCATACCCTTCGTATTTATACGTTGTGTTATTAAACCGTATCATACCCGTAGCCCCCGTAGCAGGTCTCTCTGCAGTCGTACCACTCGGAACGATTATTGCCCCGGTTCCCGATATATGAAGTTCTACACTCGGATTCACTGTCCCAATACCGACCCTACTAAGTGTCGTATTCACACAAAGAACAGTTTCACTTCCCGGAGTGCTGGTCGATGTGAATATATAGGCTGCACCAGCATCGGTATCAACGGTATCCTCGAGATACGCCCCAACGAGAGCTGCATTTCCGTCCCCAGAGAGTGATACACTATAACCGAAATAGTCATATGTCTCTGCATCTGAGGCTTGTATTTTCTGATTTTGAGACCATGTCCCGTTAGAACGAGTGAATATATAGGCTGCACCGAAACCCGTATCCTCGGGATGCGCCCCAACGAGAGCTGTATTTCCGTCCCCAGAGAGTGATACACTATAACCGAAATTGTCGGATGCCTGTGGATCTGAGGCTTGTATTTTCTGCTGTTGAGTCCATGTCCCGTTAGACTGAGTGAACACGTAGGCTGCACCGGCATTGGTACCACCCGCATCCTCGAGATACGCCCCAACGAGAGCTGCATTTCCGTCCCCAGAGAGTGATACACTATAACCGAAATAGTCAGATGCCTGTGCATCTGAGGCTTGTATTTTCTGCTGTTGAGTCCAGGTTCCACTAGAACGAGTGAACACGTAGGCTGCACCGGCACTGGTACCACCCGCATCCTCGAGATACGCCCCAACGAGAGCTGTATTTCCGTCCCCAGAGAGTGATACACTATGACCGAAATAGTCAGATGCCTGTGCATCTGAGGCTTGAATTTTCTGCTGCTGAGTCCATGTTCCACTAGAACGAGTGAATATATAGGCTGCACCAGCATTGGAAGCACCCGTATCCTCGCGCCACGCCCCGATAAGGGCTGTATTTCCGTCTGAGGAGAGTGATACACTATAACCGAAATAGTCAACCGCCTGTATATCCGAGGCTTGAATTTTCTGTTGTTGAGTCCAGGTTCCACTAGAACGAGTGAATATATAGGCTGCACCAGCTTCGCTACCACCCGTATCCTCGCGGTACGCCCCGATGATAGCTGTATTTCCGTCTGAGGAGAGTGATACACTATAACCGAAACGGTCACCCGCCTGCCTATCCGAGGCCTGAATTTTCTGTTGTTGAGTCCATGTTCCACCAGAAAGAGTGAATATATAGGCTGCACCAGCTTCGTAAACAAACCCCGTATCATCCTCTTGGTAAGCTCCGATAATAGCCGTATTTCCGTCCCCAGAGATTGATACACTGTAACCGAAATAGTCAGATGCCTGTGCATCTGAGGCTTGAAATTTCCCTTGTTGTTGATACGCAAGGGTTGCTGACACTGTTGGTCCTACATTGAGGTTCGAGGACATATAAACGTTACCCTCGACGTGGAGGTTTGCATCGGGTGATGTCGTTCCTACACCAACCCGGCCAGTCGTGTAGGAAATATCATTCCCCGATGTTACCCATGGAGATGAACCACTACCTCCACCACCGTAAGCCGAACCGTTTTGAGTGAGCGTACCCGTAAAATTGATATCCCCTGCGACATCTAGTGTGTAGTTGGGTGATGTCTGATTAATACCGACATTTCCCAGAGATGTAATCGTCATGCGCTCGATGGCATTGGTCCACCCATCTACAGTGTTTGTATGAAATGCTATACCACCACCACTGCTAACTGAATTCCATAAATTGAGACGATTGCTCGTCATTCCTATAGCACTTTCTTGAATGGCACCATCCTGCCAAAATTCTATCCGGGGGTTGTCACCCTCGTCATTGTTATCTGTATCGGCTTGAAGAATTAAACGACAGTCGCCGGCAGTGCCTGACGATACATGTAAAGGTCCTTGTGGACTGTTTGTTCCGATACCTACACGACCAGTCGTGTAGGAAATATCATTCCCCGATGTTACCCATGGAGATGAACCACTACCCCCACCACCGTATGCCGAACCATTTTGTGTGAGCGCACCCGTAAAATTGATATCCCCCGTAACATCTAGTGTGTAGTTGGGCGATGTCTGATTAATACCGACGTTACCGGTGGTGACCAGCCCTGTCGTAGGGTTAGTGAATTCTATAACGTGCGGTGTGACGTTCCCGGTAGCCGTGATAGCCGAGAGTTCGTGTAGTGCCTCGACAAGAACATTTCCCATTGTGAGAGTACCACCTAAAGCAAGATCCGTACTGACGAAAGTGTTTCCAGTAACATGAAGATTAGCGTCGGGTGATGTCGTTCCGATACCAACATGACCTAACGAATAGGAGATATCATCTCCCGAGGTTATCCATTGACTGGTACTGGTACCCCATTCGGGAATACCCGATGCCGAAACTTTAAGGACGTCACCGGTCGTCCCACTGATGACGAGGTTTTCGGCTGATACGGCCGCGTCCGCGTAAATGATATCCCCAGGTGTTTCTAGTATATCACTCAGATCGGTACCATTTCCTCTGTATTTCTGTGTGGCCCTTCCAGTCGAACACCGGGTCATCTTATATATGTATGAGACATTTTCCAACCGAAAATGCGTCCGGTTTTGGTTTTTCTGACGTATATCCCGAAATGTTAAACCCACCCTGTTTGTATACCCTGAGACGCTTGTTGTACATGGCAAAAAATACGGACCATTGATCCACCACATCGTAAATGCGTGGATTGTTCTTCTTACCGGTAGTCTCGCGCATGATACGCCCGATAGACTGAATGATATCAGACTTAGGAGTTGCGAGAATGACCGTATCGAGTGTGGGGATATCTAATCCTTCGTGGGCCTGACTGAAAGTCGCAAAAATGATTTGCTTTTTACTAGATGCTGCGAGATCTGCTTCTTTCATACCACCCATGTACAAACCCGATGTCGTCTTAAACTTTTCATGAAGATACTCACAATGAAATCGTCGGTCACTGAGAACTAAAATTTGACGAGTTGTTTTCGAAAGATCCTTGATCGTTGACAAGATGAGACGGTTTCTTTCGGGTATCTCTGTAACTTCCGTAACCATGGTCGCTAAGGATAATTTCCCGAAACGTGTACATGGTGGAGGATCCTCGTACCGATCACATTTAAACTCAAGAGGGAAAACATCCACTTGTTCTTGGTTCTCTCTTTCAACTGAAAAGAATGTGGGACCCATAAACCAGTGTAACACTTTCGTGAGCCCGTCTTTTCTATTAGGCGTTGCCGACAATCCGTAAATGTGTTTTGGACACATTTTGAAGAGTGATTGTGAAAACACTTTCGCACATATATGATGAGCTTCATCGACGATGAGCGTTCCTATACTATCAAAGTCCCCGAAAGAATATTCTTTGAGTGAGAGGGATTGAAGCATGGCAATCACGAAATCACAGTTGGTTTCTTTTTTATTTTGTTGAACCATTCCGATCGTCGCTCCCGGACAAAATTGTTGAATACGTTCGCGCCATTGGTTCGCTAGAAATTCCTTGTGTACGACAATCATCGTGCGATAACCGAGCTTACATGCTATGGCCAGGGATACGGTCGTCTTCCCGAACCCACATGGCAGTGAAAGAACGCCGTGACCAGCTTCGATAGCCTTTGAGAGTGCAGTATTTTGAAATGTTTCATCGCGTAGCTTTCCATTGAATTTTATTTTAATTTTAGCAGGTTCGGGTCTGTTATCTTCTTTGGGTGTTCCGAATTTTTGTTCACCGTAAAATCTCGGTACACATAATCCAGATTTAGACTTTCGAAATACCTTAAACGAAGGTGGTGCCTGGCCGAAATCTGCATTAACGATTGGACGAACCGTCAATTCTTTTTTAACTTCAGGTGTATCCCCTGTAATATACCCCGTTCGGGTAAGTTTCATACCGTATTTGCGTGTACTAACTTTATGTAGGACAATTTCCATGAATACCCACTATACTCACCTACGTTCCAACACCCCATGAAATCCGTGTCAACTTCGACGTCATCACCCTTGTTAAGAGATTGGACGGGTGCGCCTTCGTATTTACACATCACGCGTCTATATCTAAACGGAACCTTGATCGTCAGAACATTCCCTTCGAGGGGGTTATCTACGTGTCGCGTGGTAAGTACTTTCCGTGCGTGAAAATACTCTATACGTCTTACGGTCGCATCTGGTACGATGAAGCGGATATATTTTTTGTCATTGTATTCATACATCGGTGTGTGAACAGTTGCATTGAAGTGAAGTGGCATACGTAATGTATATGGTGTATTTTTTATACTCGTATATTACAATGGCGCTATGTTTAGGAATAAATTTATCAGCGCCAACTTCCAGGAAGGTGAAAACCTGGAAGTTTGCGGGTAAGTTTCTATGGAAAAATGCCACTGTACAGAATAAAACAGAACTCGGGCGATGGACAAAGGATGAACTCCTCGAACTCGGGCCGACATTTGTAAAATTAGGACAAATCGCTTCGACGAGAGCGGATCTATACCCACCCGAATTTACGAGAGAGTTGGAAACGCTTCAGGATAATGTTCCTCCCGTGGAATTCGATACCAGTGTAAATTATGATATTTTCAAAGAATTTGACCCTGTGCCATTTAAATCTGCAAGTATCGGTCAGGTTCATATGGCTGTACTCCAAAACGGTCAAAAAGTTGTTGTAAAATTAAAACGCCCAGGAATTCTGGATATCATGAAAGAAGATACGGATACCATACGCGACATTGTACACTTTTTAGAGCGTATAGGTTTCGACACTGGGAATAGTTCAGGTTCAGTTCTCGACGAATCAATCGAGTATCTGTTGGGAGAAGCCGATTACAAACAAGAAATTAACAATGCCATAAAGTTTCGAAAAAGTATGAAAGAGGTTGACTGGGTAAAAGTTCCGAGGGTGTACAAAAAGTATTCGAACGATGAGATGATTGTCATGGAATATGTCCCGTCTACGAAACTGACTGAGATTACAGACAGGAGAGTAAATAAGAAGAAGATCTGTGAAGCTTTGATCAATTCGTACGTTATTCAAACCATGGATAACGGTCTCTTCCACGCGGACCCTCACCCTGGAAATCTTGGGTTCTCATCTAAAGGACAGCTTGTATTTTATGATTTCGGACTACTTGTACCATTATCGGAAGAACTCAGGGATGGGTTTACAAAACTATTTGGTTTCATAATCATGCGAGATACCGCTGGTATAGTCGATACACTCATCAAGTTAGGTGTGATTGTCCCAACATCTTCAGATGTTTCGGACATAGAACTCTTCTTTGAAACCATTCTGGGATACTTAGAAACACTGGATGGTTCTGGAATAGTCAACGATGATCTCGCCGCACAGCTCGCTGTCGAAAAACCATTTGTCGTCCCTAGTAGTTTCGTGTACCTCGCCAAAGCTTTTTCGACTATTGAGGGTATATGTCTTAAACTGGATCCAGATTTCAACTACTTCACATACCTGGAACCTCTCATCCAACAACAGATCATCGAATCTGTAGACGTCGGGGATATATTCATGAAGACGACTGAGATACCCGGAACGATAAGCAAGATAAATACAGCTGTATCAGGTCTTCAGAAGTCGAGGGGATCTATGAAACGATCCATGGTCAAAACGCAACAGGAAATTAGGCTCGTCCAGTACAGCGTGGTGTGTGCTCTACTGGCTGAGAAGTTTGGGGACAACCCCCCCTTGGCGATGTTTTTTGTTTTTTGCACCCTGTGGTTTACTTTTCGTAAAAGTCGATAGACTTCTTACCACTCTTCTTGGGCTTATCCTCCTTCTTGACCAACTTGTTGTGCTCCTCGAAGTACCCTTTCAAACGGCTCTGCTCATCACGGAAAATATCAGAGAACTTCTCTTTGATCTTCTCCACGTCAGTGTCACGTTCTTTCTGGATCTTCTTACTCAGCCTCTTAAATCCCTTGTTCCTCTTCTCGGTAGCGAATACGGTCATTGTGTTCGTTATGGCAAGCATTTACTTTGTGTCGACATTTAATTTCAAGCGTTTCAACTTTTCCTGAAACTCTCGGTTCTCACCGGGAGATTCAATCGCTGTGCCATTGGAAATTGCTTCAATCTCGGGACCTGTGAGCTGCATCGCGTTTACCCTGAAGTCCATAAACGCTTCCATGGACAGGGGTACGAGGGGCTGGACCAATTCGTAAATAGCTGTAGCATAGTCGCGAATTTCCTTCTGCGCGTGATGATCCATTCTCAATTGAAGGAAGTGCATGAGGTTATGAAGATCCATTTTCCACACGAAAGACGTATACGTAGATTGTGGTAGAACACCACGCGCCTGCTCCCTGCAAACACCCTTCTCAAGCAATTGTTCATAAATCTTGAAAGAATGTTTATACTGATCAGATAGAGACTGGTTCAATTCATCATCTAGTTCGACAACACCTTCCGATCCCTGGTGATTTACAGCGGATTGTCCTCGAAGGACTTCTGGTTCGTAATACTCTTCGTCGACGATAGAATACCGGGCAGACATTTCATTTACCGATGCGGTTCGATGCCTGAGCCATTGACGAGCGATGTACAATGGCGCCTTAATGCGAAACTTGAAGACTACGAGCTCTAGGGGTGACGTGTGCCAGTTACGTACAAGATATCTGATGAGACCTCTATCGCCACGCGTCGTTTTAGTACCCGTCTGATAACTTACGCGTGCACCATCAACGATAGCCTTGTCAAGATTTTCTTGAGGCAT